CGGGAGGGTGGCCGGGTAGTCGCCGGGGAAGTGAGCCTCACAGGCGTCGGCGAGGAGTGACGGGGTGCTCATGCTTGTGCTCCGATCGCTGCTGAGGGGGACCAGTTGCTGGGGTCCCGGTCATCGCGGGACATGCTGACGATGCGCCCGTAGTGGCCCTGGAAAGCGAGCGTCACCGTGGCCTGCGGCCCCTGCCGGTTCTTCCGGATGATCAGGTCGATCTCCCCGGCGCGTGGCGACTCCCGCTCGTAAGCGTCCTCACGGTGCAAGAGGATCACGATGTCCGCAGACTGCTCGATCTCACCGGATTCACGCAGGTCAGAAAGGAGGGGCACCTTGTCGGAACGGGCCTCCACCAGCCGGTTGAGCTGGGCCAGCAGGACCACCGGGATAGCGAACTCGCGGGCCGTGTCATGGGCCTGCCGGGCCAGTTCGGCGACGGCCTGCTGCCGGGACTCAGCAGTCGGCGGGGCCATGAACCCGAGGTAGTCAATGACCAGCAGCCGGGCCGGGCTCCCCATCCGGGCCATCGCGCGGAGCCGCCCCCGGATGTGACCGAACGACACCTTCGGCGTGTCATCGACGCGCAGCTGCGTCTCGGAGAGTTTGCCGTGGGAGCGGGCGATCCGGTTCCAGTCATCCTCGGTGACCTGATGCCGGACGATGTTGACCAGCGGCACTCTCGCCTCGGCGGCGATCCGCCGCTGCGTCAGCTGTTCCTCGGTCATTTCCAGGCTGGCGAACAGGACCGGCAGGCCCAGGTCCGTGCCGACGTGATCGGCGATGCAGAGGCCGATGAGGCTTTTGCCGTTCCCCGGCCGGCCGCCAAACACGATGAGCTCGCAGGGCCGCAGGCCGCCGATCGCATCATCCAGATCCGGGTAGCCGGTGGACAGTCCCGGGTCGAGGCCCTGCTCGAGCCCGTCCAGCACTTCGGCGACCGTCTCGGAGTTCAGGCGCAGCGCGCCCGGCCCGGTGAACGCGGTGGCATCCTCGACGCGTTTGCGGATCTGGTCCAGGTGAACGTCCGGGTCCCAGTCGCCGGCTTCGGTGATCTGCTGGCAGGACTTCAGGACGAGAGCGGCGTTGCGGCGCTGCCAGTCTGCGGTGATCTTCCGGGCGTGGTACTCCACGTCGCCGGCGTACTGCATGAGGTCGTGCAGGTACGCCGCCCCGCTGCCCATGCCCTTGGCGCCGATCTTGGAGAGAGTCCCGGCGGCGGCGAGTTCCGCCATGACCGACGCCGGCTCTACCGGGTCCCCGGCATCGGCGAGCCTGATCACGGCCTCGAAGACGAGCTGGTGGGCCGGGAGATCAAAGTGGGCTGCGGTCAGGACGGTGATGGCTTCGGCTGCGTGTTCCGGGGACTGGATCACTGAGCCGAGCAGGGCACGTTCGGACGCCAGGACTTCTTCGCGGTGGCCGGGTGAGACGAGGTACAGGACGGGGCCTGCCTCATCGAATGCGGCGGAGACGTCGGCGGCGGTGGGGCGGGTGCCGTTGTCGGTCATGACGCTTCCAGTTCCCGGCGCTGCTGGCTGGCGATGGCCTGCATGGCGGTGTGCGGGTCTCGCCCGTCGGCGAGGGCGGTGGCGGCGGCGCGGAGGGCGGCACCGTAGGCGCGTGGGTTGTCGAGCAGTTCCGGCGGCGGGGGCGGGACGTCGCCGGCGTCCAGGATCCGCTGGTGACGTATCCGTTTCACCTCGGCGCGGATGTCGGATGCGGCTATGAACGGCTGCCGCTGCGCGATCTCGGCCACCGCGGCTTTGCAGTCTGCGAGGGTCAGGTCGCCGAGCAGGTCGTTCCAGGCGTCAGCGGTGTATTCCCCGATGGCCTGCTGGGGGCAGCAGGCTTGGATGTATTCCGTCAGCAGGACGGTTTCGGTGTCCGTCACGGTGCTTCCTCTCGGGCTCGTGCTTCCTCTCGGGCTCGTGCTTCCTCTCGGGCTCGTGCGCGTTCCATGGCGCGGCCCGAGCGTGCTTGGCGTGCCTGATCGCGCTTGTCGACCAGGGGCCCGTGGCCGTTTTGGCTCGCACGGCCTCTTGCGGCGGCGTTCACGGCGGTGTTGACGAAGCTGTCGAGGGTGGACGGGTGCTGGCCGGAGTAGAACCAGTCAGCGAGGCCTTGGCGGATGAACCTGTCGGGGATGCTCTGTGCGAGCAGTCCCCCGATCTGCTTGGCGAGCAGGCCGGTGGTCCGCTGGGTCAGCTTGCCGTCCTGCTCGCGCACCCAGTCGATGAAGGCGGCGAGGATGGTCTGGGCGTTCGGTTCGGCTGAAACGTCGCCCGAAGGTATTAGTGAGGGTTGTTCTTCTGAGGGTATGAGGGGTAGCGAGCCTGTTTCCGCAGGCTGCGGCTTCGAGGCCGCACCCTTTCTGCCGGATTCCGCACCCTTTCTCGGCGATTCCGCACCCTTTACCTCTGGTTTAGGGTGCGCTCTGGCCGCACTCTTCCCGGGGCTGTCAGGGTGCGTCCTGGGGTCACCCTTTGACGGGCCGGAAGGGTGCGTTCTAGGCGCACCCTTTATCTCAGGTTGAGAGTGCGCCTCGGCTGCATCCTCGCCCTCGTTCAAAGGGTGCGCTCTGGCCGCACCCTTTACGGGCTCGGCGAGCGGCATCAGGATGAACCGGGCCGGGCCGCTGCGGTTACCCCCGCCGTCCCGCTTCAGCACTCCCTCGCCGACTAGTTCCTCAGCGATGTGGGAGGTGCGGCTCGCGGAACGGCCGGTGCGATGCGACAGGATCTGGCGCGTCGGCCAGCCGCAGCGGGTCCGGTCGTTCGCCTTCTCGGCCCAGGCGATCAGCCACAGCTTGCGCGCGTCGGGGCCGTGGTAGCGGTCGAGCACCTCGATGATGAGCTTGATGCCCATAACGTCACCAAGCCCATGCGTCGTGCGCCGATGGCCACTCAAGGCCGCCTTCCCGCTCACCCGTGCGCTGTCCCCTTAACTAGTTCTCTCCGTACTGTACTATCATAACGGAGAACGCGATGTAAGACAGCAGCGGAGACCTGGACCGTGAGCACACTGGATATGCCACAAGGCTGTGGCATCATGGATTTCATGAGCGATGAGACGCGCCGGCGGCTGCTCCGGGCGGCCCGCGCCTACACGCGTGCCTTGGAGCAGATGGAGTCCGCCCGTGGGGAGCTCGCCGCCGCGATCGTCGCCGAGCGCAGAGAAGGCACGCTCATCGAGGACATCGCCGCCCTGGTGCCGTACCGGCAGACGCAGGTGAACCGCATCCTTGAGGCGGCGGGCCTGACGGAGAAGCGCACCAAGTCTGACCCGTCCTGACGTCCCCCGGCCGGGGGAGCCGACGCTAAGCACGCCACCCCCTCTGTTCCCGTCGGTGCGCCCTGTCCGGGAGTACGGAGGGCAGGGTCGGGACGGAACTCGCCGCACCCGCACAAGGGGCGGATGCACACGCCTCCGGCGGGGCGCTTGACAGTGGTGTCACCACGCGCTAGATTAAGTGGTGTCACCACAGAGCGAAGGGAACCGAAATGGACACCTGTGAATGCGGCCAGCAGGGCACCGAAGTCTGCTACCGGCGCGGCTCCGCCGACGAGATCTGGTTCTGCGGCGCGCGTAAGCACACGGCGAAGATCCGCGAACTGGCGGCTCAGGGCTGGCTCAGCCAAGCCGCCGCAGCGGCCTCCAGCCCGGCAGGCACCGCCATCCGCCGCCGCCTTCAGGCCGCGTGAGCCATGGCCGACAGGCACGCCCCAGACAACCCGACTATCACCGTCCGGCCGGGCCCGGACCTGCTGGCGTGGCTCGCCAGTGAGACGCAGCGCCGCAGTATCTCCCGGTCGGCGCTCATCATCGAGGCCGTCGAGGAGAAGCGGTCGCGGGAGTCCGCGGGCACCTGACGCCGCCATCACGCCGCCCCCCTATCGGCAACGAGGGGGGCGGTTTGCGCGCGCTCCAGCAGCAGCCTGAGCGCCATCGCGGCCTGCTGCGGCACCACCCCGTTCCCGAGGGCCTTGAGCTGGGCGTTGCGGGACAGGCCGGGTACGTCCGTCACCCAGCCTTCAGGGAGGCCCATCATCCACTCAACGAAGCGGGGGCTCAGGCGCTCTCCAGTCCGTCCAGGCTCAGTTGGCCGGGGAGCGGGGCGGCCGAAGATCCGCTCCTGCCTCCGGATGGCGACGGCGTAGATTCCCCAGTCCAGAACACATCGGAGAGGGGCCACCCGTCGTTGTTCGTGGTCGGCTTGACGGAACTCCGGTTGGCCGTCGCATTCCGGGAGCCATGCGAATCCATCGCCGTGGGGGTCGGCAGGAGAACTTGCGAGAGCGGCGCCCCCCATCCCTCGCTGGCCCTCCGTCCCGGTGTCCCCGTATCGCTGGCCCGCAGTGTCGGCAATAGGTCCACGATCGCGGTCGGCAGCGAGTCCCCGCCCGTTGACGACTGGGACGGCCCCCATTTGGACCCGTCCGTCGCCCGCGGCGTCGGCAGGAGCATCTCCACTACCTCGTTCAGCGGCCTGGCGTTCGTCCCGATCAGGTTCGACTGGCCCGATTTCCAGTCTCGTGCCGCGGGAGTCGGCAAGAGCTCGCACTCCACCTGATCGGCCAGTGTCGGCCCGTGACCACCCGCGCGCCGCTTGTCCGGGTGCTGCGATCCGCCGTTCACGGCGAGTTGCGCGGTCGGCGTCTTCAGCAGGCCGGGCGAGGATGAAGACGCGCTCCCGGCGGTGGCAGGCACCGACATCGGATGCTCGCAGGCAGCACCAAGATCCCACGTACCCGATTTCGGCCAGGTCGGCGGCGACGCCTGCAAGTCCTCGAACAACGAGGGCTGAGACGTTCTCCAGGAACACGAGTCCGGGTCGTAGATCGCGAACGGCTCCCGCAACGGCGGGCCAGATCCAGCGCTCATCTGCTTCTCCTAGTCGCTTGCCGGCCAGCGAGACCGGCTGGCAGGGGAACCCTCCGACGACGATGTTCACGGGCTCGATCGCGGGCCAAGCCGCAGCCGTGATGTCTGTGTGGTTTGGCACCGAGGGGAAGCGGCGGGCCAGGATCGCGGACGCGCCCGGGTCGTTGTCGGCCACCCATGCGAGTTCGCCGCCGAGTACCGCCTGGACGGCCATTCCGAGGCCCTCGTAAGTAGCCTGAGCAAAGCGAACCGATCCGCAACTCAGACATTTCCCATCACCTCCTTAAAGAGGCCCTGGGTAGAACGACCCAGCACCGCTCGGCGTCGGGCGTCGAGGCGCAGGTGGCAGGACGCGCATAGGCGCGCATAGTCGTAGACGTCCTCGTAGTGGCCGGTCAGGTTGGCCCAGTGATAGCGGACTGATGGATCTGTCGTGTCACAGCACGCACACCGGGAGGGCTTTCCGCGTGCCGCCTCAACCCGCAGGTGCAAGGCGGCGAATCCGGCCGCGTTGCCACGCCAGGAGGAGTTCGCCGGCCCGACCTGGTCGCGCTTTCCCAGGGGTCGCGTGGGGATCTGATAGCGGCGGATGATGTTCTGCGCCTGGAACCCCTTCGGGAGCCTCCTTTGGACCTCGGCCACCGTCAGTCCGGATTCGTAAAGATCGCGGACAAGTTGAACGATCTCAGGGGGGTAGTCGCGCAGTGTCCCAGGGGAAGGGTGTTCGCGCTCTCGGAGGATGGCTCCGCACTTGCGTCCGCAGGTCCGCGTCTTCGCCCTGCGCGTCTGGAACGGTATTCTGCAGATGACACAGACACCGTGCCGTAGTGGACTAGGCATGTGACTAGTATCCCAGGGTGCTTGCCATCTAGTCAAACGACAAGTAGCGTGGTGACTATGGTTGCCGTCATGCACCACCTGATGGGCGCAGCCGAGATCGGTTCCCGTCTTAGCGTCAGCCGCCAGCGCGTTCAGCAGCTCACGTCGCGACGCGACTTCCCGGAACCCATCGCCATCCTCGGCGGTCGCAAGGTCTGGCAGACCGAGGATGTTGAGCGCTGGATTCAGGAGCATCGCCCAGCTTCCTGATGCGCCCTCGTAGCCGCTGCAAAGGGAGCCGATCTTCACGCTGCCTCGCCTCCGCATACCGGGCACATCGCGCACCCCTGCGGACATGAGCCGTACGCATCGCACACGCACCGGCTACCGCGACGGACCCGCCATGC